TGGAGCGTCAACAGATTCTTGTTTTGTTGACATTTGCCAAGATCAATTGACAATCATCGTAGAATGAGATTATTTCTCGCCGTCGCTATTCTTGCACTTGCTGGATGCCTGTCAGCATTGCAACAGCATGGTTAAATTGCACTCATCCTGATAAACAACTTGTAACCGCAGCATTCCTCGATTAAAATTATGTACATGAAACAAAAATACAAACTCCCAGAAGGTTTCCATGATCTCGGTGAAGAGATCAAACCGATTGAACTTGATTCGATGCCGGAATCTCCTTCTGTGCATTATCCATCGCTTTATTTTGAAAATGCCGAAGCTCTGTCTAAACTTCCAAAAGAAGGCACTGCGATGATTTATTTCAAAAAAATCATGGAAAAGCAAGAGACTGTCATGCGTGATGGAAAAGAAACAAAGCGTCATTGCGTTGAGCTTCAAATCAACGGAATCAAACCAGAAGGCGAAACTAAAATGACTTCTACTGCTGAAAAGGAAAATGATGATGAGGGCGCAATTGAAATGGGCTTGAAAGCCGCCGAAGGAACTGAAGAAGACGAAGATTAAAATTTATGGCACAAGATAAAAATATGCCTCCAACTGAGGCTCCAACACCAACACCAGAAGCTATGCCGGGGGAAATGGCAGCACCAACTCAAGATATGACCGCTCCTGCTGATGGGCAAGTTATGGTTCAAATGCCATCTGATGCGTTTGATTCTATTTATATGCTTGTTAGCCAGCTTCAATCTGGTCTTGAAGCTTTAAAAGCTGATGTTGACGCGCAAAAAAGTAGTTCTGCTGGCGGTGGTGAAATGGCTTCAGAAGTTCCAACAAGTGCTTCAGATGAAGAGTTTCTTAAATCTCTTGCGCAAGAAGGTTCGTTGCGATAATGTCGCCCCATGTTTGTATCGCAGATTTACGATGAATGCGCTGAAATTTTAGGGACTACCGACGAAAAAAAGATTTTTCGTAAAATTCAGCAAGCAGTAGCAACGCTGATGGAGTCTGGTCACTGGACTCACTCAGTTGCTGATGTAGACGTATGCACTGGGTGGGATCGTTGTTCCATTACGCTTCCTCGTAATATTGACGTTCCACTTGCTGTCAACATTGATGGCAGTCCAACATATTTTCGCAATCGTCTTTTTCAATATCATGTAAACAAAGGCGGGATGTTTAATTCCGTCGAGTGGGCATGGGACGATAGAGGATATGTTGCAACACTAATGGACATTATTCAGCCTTCTCAGCTTATTGCTGTTGCTGAATTAGAAAATGATGTTGGCAAAACAATTCGTGTTCTTGGAACTGACGAAAATAACCGAACAATTCGTTCGCAACTTCAAAATGGAACTGGGGTAGATGGTCTTCTTGTTCCAATTCATTCTCAAAGTGATTTTGGATATGGAACGATTGCTCCAGATGACGCAACAGTAAAAACCCGCAGTGTTGCTATAACGCCAATAAACTTGTTTAAATCATCGTCCGCACATGGATTATCATCTGGTCAGGGGATGAGCGTTACAGCGACTTCTGGAGCAATTCCAGTGGCATTGGAGAATGGTCAGACATACTACATTGGAGTAATTGACGCATTTACTGTTCAACTATTCAATGATCCTCTCAATGCTCAAGCGTTGCAGTATCCAATTAATCTTCAAAGTATCGTTGGAGCAGGGAATCTTCAATTTAAAGACAGCAGAAATGCTCAAGTTGTAACTGCATTACAATTGTCAGAGGCCCCAGCTTTTACTCTTGATATTGCTAATCAAATCACATTTCCATCTTCGCAATTATTGCCGTCTCCTTTAAAATCTCAAACAACATATTACGCAAATTTAATTGATTTAGTTTATTTAAATATATTTGAAAGTTTAGATAATGCAAAGAAGAATATAAATCCAATTTATACAACTGGCAATACTGATTTGTTGAATGTTGATATTCGTAAAAAAATTGATCCGCAAACAACATTAACCTTTCCAGTAAAGCATTACTATAAAGATGGAGATCAAGTTCAAGCGTATACTGCAAGCGGAAATTTGCCTCAACCATTAATTGAAAATCAAAATTATTTTGTAAATATTATAACTGACTACACAGTTTCACTTCATACAAATCAAGCTGACTCGCTAGCATCTGACCCAGTAAATCTTGTAAATCCAATTATTCTTAAAGATTCGGGCAGCGGAACAAATTCTATTGTTAAATTAATTCCTGCAACTATTACTACTGGAACAAAATCTCAAATAACTGCTCCCGGTTTAAATATTGCAGTTCCTGATGGGTTTTCAGCGCAGTTTACAGCAGTTCCAGTTGGATCAGTTGTTTCTGTTACTATTACAAATGGTGGCTCTGGATATACATCGGCTCCAACAGTTGAATTTTCCGCGCCTCCATCTCAACCATCCGGAAGCACTATAGTAACACAAACTGCAATTGGACAAGCAATTGTTGTTGGTGGGTCTGTGACGCAAATTGTTATAATAAGCGGTGGCCTTGGATATTTAAATTCTCCCGCCCCATCTATTACATTTACTGGTGGAGGAAGTCCTAATCCTACAACCGTTGCAGTTGCAACAGCAAAAGTTCAAACATCATTTATTTCTGGATATACAAAAGTTAATGGTGGTTACGGATATACTGAGCCGCCACAAGTTAAAATATCTGGTGGGAATGGAACAGGCGCAACAGCTATTGCAAAAATAAATAGTTCAATTTTAAATGTTCAAAGTATCACAGTGGCTTCTGGAGTTGCTACTGTTACTACTGCAACAAATCATGGATACTCTACAAATCAAACTATAGTTATTTCTGGCGCAAATGGATCAAATGCTGGATCATATAATGGAGCAAGAACAATTATTTCTACTCCAGCTCTTGATAAGTTTACATTTAATGTAAGTCCAGCAACAACATTTGATGCAACCGGAACAATTCAAGCGTATTCTGGAGAAGTAACTGAAGTTATTTCAATCACAAATGGAACAGGATATACATCAACTCCAACAGTTACCATAGAACCATCTACTGGAGTATTTATTTCATTTACATCAACAGGCACATTGCCATCTCCTCTTGTTGCAGGAAATGCTTATAGAGCAGAAATACCACTAGACACTGGTTCTGGAAATTTTACTGTTAAAAATACAGATTTTAGTGATGTTAATATAACTTCTTCTGGAACTGGAACTGTTTACGTTTCACTTTCAAGATCATTTAGCGTTACATTTAACAATAATTGGACTGGAGATTTTACAAATCTTTCAAGTGGACAACAAATATATTTTGGAACGGATTATTTGCTTCCAACTACAAGTCCATCAATAGATAATGGAGTTACTGCACGATATATAAATAAAATAAATAATACTACTGCTAAAATTTATGATACTTCTGCAAATGCAATTATCGGAACATCAGTTGGACTTTTAAGCGTTATATCATTTGGATCAGGTCAAACATATTATGCTTTAAGAAAACAATTTAAATCTATTCCTTATGGAAATCTAATTACTCCAAGTGAAATAGAATATTTAAATGAAAATGAAATTGTTACATTTTCTACAACTCAAACACTTCCATCACCGCTTGTTGCAAATACTAATTACACAATAAAATTGTCAGGAAATTCATTTAAAGTATATCTTAATGGAGTATTGCAAGTTCTAACAACTCCGGGAAGCGGACAATTAAAATTAGATATTGTTCGTATTTTTTCTGTATTACCATCAACAAGTATTGATGCCGATAAATCTCAATTTAATAATGGAGATAGTGTTGTTCCAAATCCAAAAGAAGGTGATGTATTGCCGACTGGATTAGTTTCTGGAATTACATATTATGCTCGCAGGGTTGATAATAATTCATTTGAGCTTTATGATAAAAAATCTAACGCAACAAATATTTCATCAATAACTGGACGAAAAGAATACACAACAACTGGAGAAATAGTTGATTCAACATTCTTCGTGGACTCTGTAACATTGCCAGTATTTGTAAAGTCAGTTGTTCAAGTTGATAAGCCAATCACAGAAGGTTATGTTTCGCTTTATGCTTACGATTACGGACGCAGCAATGATATGACGTTGATTGGTCAATATCATCCTTCTGAAGTAAATCCTCAATACCGCAGGATTCGCATTGGAAAGCCTTGTGCATGGGCAAGAATTTCTTATCGTATACAAACGCCAAGCATCACCAGTATTTATGACTTTATTCCATTGGAACAAGAGCGAGCAATAATTACTGCCGTTCATGCTTGCGACTTGGAAGATAAAGACTTTGCTGACCAATCTGGTCGATACTGGCAGATCGCTTTTGCTTACTTAAAAAACCAGCAAGAGAGCATTGATGGTCATGCAATGGTTGTGCCACAAATAAATGCTATCACTTATGGCGACACAACTGATCCAGTAATGTTTTAATGAAAAGCGCACAGATAACTTCTGGCAGAGAGTCAAAAACTGCATCTGGATGGATGCTTGGTGTTAATTCTGTCCGAAATCCATGGGCATTGCCAGACAATCAAATAAAATGGGGTGTAAATGTTGCTGTTCGTGGTGGAGTTGTTCAAACAAGACCCGGAAATTCAATGCGTTTATCTCTTCCACCCGGAAATTTTCAAGGAGGAATACTTTTTTCATCAAACAAACAATCAAGCGCATCTGATTCAATAGTTCAAAATGGGGTAACAAAAATAACCCCTGCTGAAATTTTTAATCCAGACGGGACAAGTGTTGTAGCTGATGAATTGCCTTATGTTGTATTTGCAGTTAATGGAAATGTTTATTATTCGCCATTCCCATTACAACAACCTAAAAATTGGGAGGATTATAGACTTAAAAATGTTAGTCTTGATACATCTGTTGATCAATTTGTTTTTACTCTTGCCACTCAAACAGCTCAAGTTTCTACTGGTGGTGATGTAACAGTAACTCCATCTCATCGAATTGTTGTAATCCAAGATGGAATTTCAAGTCCTGTTTACTGGGATGGATCAAATACAACTGGAGTTCAAACAAATTCAATTCCTATTGGATATTGGATGGCATTTAGCGGAAATAGACTTTGGGTTGCATCAAAAAATATAGTTCTTGCATCTGATATTGGCGACCCAATATCATTTACTGAACGCAAAACAGGCACAGGAAGAGGTGATTTTGCATTTGCTCGCGTTGTAACTGGCATGACTAATTACATTGGTCAAAACAACGAAACAAAGTTGATTGTGTTTACAGATCGTGCTACTTATTCCCTTTCAAGTGGAATTTATGATCGGACACTGTGGATTACAACTCCAAATTTTCAAACTACACTTTACCCAACAATTGGGTGCGTTGCAGGAAAATCAATTTCATTTCAAGCGGGACAAATTTGGTGGTATTCTCAAAGTGGATTAATTAGTTCTGACATTGCAGCGTCAGCATATATTACCTCTCAATCACTATATCGTGATGTTGAAATGGCAAGAGTAAAGGCATACTTGTCTGGAGATACATCTAAAATATGTGCAATGACATTTGAGAATTATTTGATGTATTCAGTTCCATATCTTGAGCCATGTAATTCTGCAACAATGGTTCTTGATTATGCCCCTGCATCAGAATGGTCACAGCAAAAGTTTCCTGCTTGGTGTGGCATATGGACAGGAACAAGACCTGTTGAATGGATTTCTGGAGTAATTGACGGGACACCTCGTTGTTTTCATTTTTCTGTTGATTATGCTGCAACAAATGATGGTTCTTATAATCACCTTTGGGAGTGTTTTACAGAAAATAGATACGATGAGTATTTTGACATTGATAAAGATGGAAACGCAATAGAAAAAGTAAATAGAATTTATTGTCAGATGGAAACTGGTCTTTTAGGTGACTCTCTTGATTATAAACAATTTGCATACTCAGAAATAGAAGCTTGTGAAATTGGAGGAACAGTTGATGTTAGAGTTTCGTATCGTGGATCAAAAGGTTTTTATCAAAATATACTTGATACACGATTGCTTGCAGTAACTGAAAATTACCAATGGATTAATAGTGAATTTTCTGATGAAATTAAAAACCTTGGATTTCTGAATACTCAATATAGAAGGCTTATAACTGAAAGCTCACAACGAAGACAATCTTCAATTACTTGTGAATCTAAATTAACAAATGATATTGATAAGGCATTCTCTGTTTTAATAGAATGGTGTGGAGAAATGGGAGTTGAGTCATTGCGTATATTCCTTGATCCATGGAGCGAGAAAAGCGCAGGAATACCTCAGTCTCCAGAAACAAAATCATGTGTTACTGCTCAAGATGGAACAAGTATATCTATTGATTTACTTTCCAACCAATACGAGCAATTTGACACGTCTCAAAAGTCATGGTGGGCAAAAGAATATAAAACAATATCAATTCAATGCACTGCAAATTCAGAAAAATCAGTTGCCGCCACTGCATCTGCAAGTTATCTATCTAATATTTCACAAATTGATGCAAAACAACAAGCTTTAATACTTGCTGAAAATGCAGCAAGACAAGCAGCGCAGCAATACATATCTCAAAATCCTTGTTAATATGCCATCAATTACAACAGCATCAAAGCAGATAACAAATTTCCCATTTCGATATATTGCTCCTTTTAAAGATGATCCCATTTCACCATTGTATTCATCTGTTCCTTTTATTTTTCCAAAAGGAGATTGCTTGCCGTGTGCTGCTTGTGGTAATTCAAATGTAAGAAATAAAATAATACAACAAAATGCTCAAAAATTTATTAATTTTACTCCAAATGAAATTAATGTAAAAGTAGGAATTTCTGATCCTCCGCCTCCAACGCCTCCAGAGCCTCCCGTTCCACCA